GCTGGCGGCCCACAGGCGCCAGGGGCGCCGCCTACACCTCTTAATAGTACCGGGAATGTAGTCCCCTTCCCAGGTGCGCCACATCCGCAGCAGCCTATGGGCGGCCTACCCATGCCGATGCCGATGCAGCCGCCAATGCCGCCACCTCTGCCCGATCCCCAAGCTTTAATTATGATGAAGGTGGACAAAGCTTTACAGCTATTACGTAAAGATGTAACGCGTGGCTATCGTATAGATATAGAGACTGATAGCACTGTCTTTGGTGATAAGATGCAGGATCGCCAAGACGCTACAGAGTTCTTGCAGGCGCTTGGCGGTTATATGAAACAAGCCGAAAGCGCGGCTAATTTACCTGAAAGCTTACCTCTGTTTGCTAAAGCTCTACAATGGGGTGTGCGTAGGTATAGAGTTGGCCGTGATTTAGAAGCTGAGATAGATAATTTCGCTGATTTAATGGCTAAGAAAGCTAAGCAGTTAATAGAGAATCCACCTCCAAGCCCTGAGCAACAGAAAACTCAGGCTGAAATAGAACAAATGAAGCAAGAAGGCGCTATGCAGCAGGCTAACGATCAGCGTGATGCAGAACGCCAAGCTGCTAACGATCAGCGTGAAGCTCAATTAAAAGCTCAAGATGATGCGCGCGAACAACAGAAAGCTCAAATGGAGTTTGAGTTAGAAGTTGAGCGCATGAAGATGGAACGTGAGAAGATGCAAATGGAAATGCAGATGTCTCGCGAAGAACATGCTATGAAGTTAAGAGAACTTCAGGCTAATTTACATGTTAAGTCTCAAGAAGCTGTTATAGATATTCATAAGAGTAATATGGATATTCAGCATAGGGAGAGAGAACATCAATTAGATAAGAAAGACTTAGCACATCAAGAAAAGGAGCAGGCTCAGAAGCACAAGCATAAACAGATAGAACAAAATAAAGCTCACAAAGAGAAGATGAAACCTAAACCCGCGAAGAAGGCATCATAAGATGAGCACGAAAGTAATATATTTCATATGTCAACTCTGTAGAGCTAGAGTTCCTTGGATATTTAGAATAGCCCATAAGAATATATGTAGAGAGTGTAGGGAAGGCGAAGGGCAATATTGGAAATAAAATGGCTAGATATATACATAGACCAGATTGCTACCTAGCCAATGAGCGTGGCATGGTAGAAGTAAACGACGAATATTATATGTGGTTATCTTTTCACAGTGGAGAAGATAAGCGCATGATGAACGGTAATGAGCCCGTTAGCTTAAGATTTATATCTGATTCTATGGAGCCAACTAGGCATATGGCTAATGGCCGTATGTATACTTCTAAGAAGAAATTCAGAGATGAGACTAGAGCTAGGGGATGCATTGAAGTAGGCAATGAAGAAAAATATCTGACTAACACGGGGTCCACTATAGGCCAGAAGAAGAAAGTAGTTAAATTAGATAAACGCCAACGTAGAGATGATATTAAGCGAGCAATTTGGGAGGTTAAGAACGGAAGAGATATAATGAAAGAAATGCGTCAAGATATGGCTAAAAAGGTTTAAAACAGCGAATGACATTCGTTGTTGACTGTAGCAACATTTTTAGAGAAAGATATCGACATGGCTGGAGCTAATGGACTGATCCCCGACGCAGAAATACCCGATCCCGAGGAGGATCGCGAGGAAGCTCCTAAAGATATTAGGAGTACTATTCGCGCGGCGGTAGATGAACATAGGGAAGATGAAGATACCGAAAAGGATGTCAAAGAGCCTCGCGTGGAACGTGAGCCAAAACAACGTTCTGCTAGATCATCTAAGAAGGCAGAAGATAGTGCCGATCCTGATGGTGATAAAGAAGTACAAGAGGCAACTGACGATAGTACTAAGTCCTCAGAACGAAAAACTCCTAAAGAGGAGCCCGACGATAAGAAAGGCGATGATAAAGAAGCTTCAGCAATTGAAGCCCCGCCCTTCTTCAAGAATAAAGGTAAAGCGACCTGGGAGAAATTGTCTCCCGAAGATAAAAAGACAATCATAGCCCGAGAGAAAGAAGTCTCAGACGGCTTTGCACAAGTTTCTCAACGTATCAGAAACGTTGAGGATTTAGAGCGAGCAATCGCTCCGAGGCTCCAATCTATTCAACAGTTTGGGGTTTCGCCCGGTGTAGTTGTAGACAGACTATTCCAATGGATGGAAGGATTAAACGATCCAACTAGGCGTGTTAATACATTCAAACAATTAGCCGCCTCCTTTGGAATGAACGTAAACCAGTTAGCTTCAGGTGTAGAACCCGAAAAGAACGAACCTGATCCTAATGCACCACCTTCTTGGTTTAATGAATTTACTGGTACTGTAGAAAAGAAGATAGGTACTCTGGAACAGCAGCTTACTGCTCAAAAGGATGCTGCGGTAGAGAGTTTTATCTTAAATTGGGCTAAGGATAAGCCCCACTATGGTAAGGTTTCCCAGCTTATGGGTCAGCTTATGCAGAGTGGCGCAGTACCGGCTTTAGACGCAAGTGGTTCGGTAAATTTAGACGGCGCATATGAGGCAGCCATTAAATTAAATCCTGAAGTTGCTGCTCTTATTCAACAAGAGCAGAACGATAAGGTTGCCGCAGAAGCTACTCAGAAAGCTCTTAAGGAAGCTAAAGAGAAGGCAGATAGGCTCACTAGAGCTAAAAGAGCAGGCGTTGGGCTCAAACCAGCCGCTCCTTCACTGCCAGCTAGCGCTCTAAATGGCAAAGGACAAAAGGAAGATACTTCTATTCGGGCAGCTATACGTAAATCTATTGAGGATTTAAGAAGCTAATTAATCTTAACCCTTATTTAAGAGTAGAAAAATGCCGTTTCCTAATCTGTCGGAAATCACGACTACTACCCTGCGAAACCGTACTGGCGTTTTGCAGGATAACGTTAGCCGTAACAACGCAGTCTTAGCCCGTCTAAACCGTAAGGGTCGCATCAAGACCTTTTCTGGTGGTCGTACTATTGTTCAAGAGTTAAACTACGCGAACAATACTACGTTTACCTGGTATTCGGGTTATCAGACTGTCAATATCAACCCGTCGCAGGTGTTTACCTCTGCGGAGTTCCCAATTCGTCAGGCTGCGTTAGCTGTTTCGATCAGCGGCCTTGAGGAGTTACAGAACTCTGGGGAGGAAGCCATCATTGATCTGTTAGAGTCGCGCGTCGAGAATGGCGAGCAGACCTTTATGAACGGTCTCTCTAACGGTGTGTATGGTGACGGTTCGGTTAGCGGTTCTATTGGTGGGTTGCAGCTCTTAGTAGCTAGCTCTCCTACTTCTGGCACCGTTGGCGGTATTGATCGTGCGCAGTGGGCTTTCTTCCGTAACCTCGTGTTTAGTGCTCTTACTAACGGTGGTGCGGCCACTTCGGCGGCTAATATTCTCCAGTACATGGATAGCCTTTGGGTACAGCTTGTTCGTGGGCGCGATTTCCCAGACTTAATCGTCGCCGACAACAATATGTATAAATTCTATCTCCAGGCACTTCAGTCTATTCAGCGTATTACTTCGGATGGTTCGGCTCCCGATCTTGCGGAAGCTGGTTATACTTCTCTGAAGTATATGAATAGCGATGTGGTGTTAGATGGTGGATTCCAGGGCTTTAGCGGTGATCCGCTGCCGTTCGAGGTATCTACTTCGTCCACGGCAGTTGGCGGCGCTCCCGCTTCTACCATGTATTTCATCAATTCTAACTATTTGCATTGGCGTCCGCACGCTCAACGTAATATGGTACCACTCGATCCTGATAGGTTTAGCATTAACCAGGACGCGATGGTACGTTTATTAGGGTGGGCCGGAAATATGACTCTTTCCAACGCTTTCTTACAGGGTCTCTTAGGCACCTAATAAGAGAGTGTTAGTTATAGTCATACAGGAGAATTGAAAATGGCTGTTATCACTAACTGGTACACTATGGATAATAAGGCAGGTGTTGACCTGAATTATATCCAGTCTTCCGTCACTATCACTACTGATCCGGCTGTTCCTGGCCCGCGCGCTAAGCTTGGCGATCGTGTGCAGGGAAACAATGGTTCGGAGTGGGTGTTCTGCATCGCGTCTGCTACTGTTACGCAGTACAATTGCGTAGCAATTAGCAACGCATATGCGGCCACTAACATCAACTCTA